CATCGGGAATTGAGTACGTCTGAAAGACTCATCTTCGGAGCCTCAACGGCGGGAACGTCGTACACCGCTTCGTTCCTAGTACCAGTGCCAGCGAGCGCTGAAAGCGTTCTGGGACGTTCTGTAGACTGACCCGGTACAAACGTTCTAGGACCGGAAGGCGCAAATGAGAGACCCATACGTCTAGCGTTCTGACCAAGCAGGGATTCAGCCGCCTGACGATATGGAGCTGCTTGAGCCTCACGGGCGTTCCATTGAGCTTCCTCGCGGGCGATCTGCTCGCGGTAGCGAGCCTCTTCGCGTGCGTCCTGTTCCCTCTGGTAAGCGAGAGCTTCCTGATTAGCACGAGTCTGAGCATTCATCGCCCTACTGTTACCCTTGCTTCCCAAAGCTGCGCCTGCAAGTTGACTTCCAGCCGTAATCGCTGCCGGTATAATCATTCCCATATTGTTACTCCCCGAACCATTCGATACTACAGATGGCAAATTAGACGGCGATGCAGGCTGTCTAACTGACAAGTTTGAAGTATTTCTTGGAATCGCCATAAGTCCTACTGTAAAGGTACAACGAAAGTTTCGACAGGCATCTTACGCCCGCCCATTCGGTAAAGATACGTGTTCATCTTGGACGTTCCTGACGCTCCCCATACCCACTCATCCGTCCACTTCCGAGCAGCGTCAATAGCCGCTTTCATCAGACGACGAACTAACCCGGCATTCCCGGTGTACTCAGGATCAATCCAAAGGCTCTCAAAGTGAGTGATCCGAAACACTCCAAGAGACGCCACAATCCTATCCCCGTCCTCGATCACGATCACCTGAGCATCCTCAGGACGTAACGTAGTTCCAAGCGGAGGGAAACCCGTATTGAGTTTGCTCCACTCTTCAGGAGGCAGAATCCGAGTCTTCACAGAGCCTCCAAGACAATTGTCAAACTGTACTTCATCTCACCTGCTCCATTGCTAGCGTATGAGGTGCTATAGGTTATCTGAGTCAGGTTATCCACCGTCATAAGCAGAGATCCACTTCCAAACGATGAAGTAAGGTTCCCTGTTATCGCAGTACCGGAGATTGGAACCGTAACCCCTCCGTCAACCCATGAAAACGACACCGTTAAACTGCTAGACGTAACCGCAACAGTCGTAATCCTGGCGTAGTAGGTAACTCGATAGATACCAGTGGCGAGAGTCCCTGATGTGATCGACGTGGTTCCAATGCTCGCATCCTGAGCAGTCAATTCGACCGTATCAGTGATGACAGACGCTGAAGATACCGCGTTTGAATAGTCCTGAAACCACTTCACCCAAGGATCCGTCACCAGACCCTCGTTGACGTCAGTCTGATCCGGAGGCAAACCCTTCTTCCGAGTTGTAGCGATCTTGTCGTGAACTGGCATCGGAGCGTTGACGGCCATTACGCTTGCTCCGATCCTGATGCAATCTTCACATACGCATCGATCAAGCGATAAGGAACAGGGTCCGAAGTGGAAACCTCAAACACTCTTTTCCTACCCGCCCCACACCGATTCCAAATCGCACGAACGAAATACTCTCCAGTCAGACCTGTTGAAGCGCTTATCTCATTACTCCAAGTCTTCCCGCCATCGTTCGAGTACCGCATCATCATTACAGGATCAGAACCCTGTCCGGTTGCAGTACCTAAACCAGTCTCAAGATCAACCTCGAATTGAGCGTAACGATTCAAGCGATTTTCATTCACCAGACATGGAGCACGCCGGACTCGACGAATGGCAAGATCATCCACGTCAGACTGTAGGTCTATCGCCATTCGATACAATCCTGACCCAAGAATATCGATCATTCGATGTTCACTAAACGCAAACGCATGGAAGCACGGCCTCCAGGGTTGATACTCAAAGTTGATCGAATCCCATGTCCCACGATTATGCCAAATTCCCAATTGAGAATCCCATACCCACGTCGCAGAAGCCGTAACGAACGTCAGGATGTAGAACGTATGTCCAGAATCTTCGTAAGAGTCTCCTATCGCGTCGCTGATGTCAGTGTAGGTATCGAAAGCGTAATGAGTCGCATAGTTCGAGATGATTTCAGGCTGAAATCCGCTTGTCCTGATGACAGCACCCTGACCGTTCCCGGTCGAAGATAGCCAACAGACACCCCCGCCGACCAGTTCAGGCGAAAACGGGGCCGCGCATCCATACTGCATCAGTCCAGAAGGATGAGGTTCAAACGGGATAGGAAACGAGCCGGCGTCATACCAAATCTGACCGGTTTCCGAGCCCCATAGGTAAATGTACCTGTTAGAAACCTTCATAGAAACCCAGTTGTCAGAAGAAATGCTGTTTTGGATGTACTGAGTAGGATCCCACGTCGCTAGATCGAGTAGATCCGAGATGAACATGGTCGAAGTAGTGGCATCGAGGCAGAGTCCATACCCGTCTAGAAAATCTCCCATCGTGGCGATACCGGCAAGAGCAGCAATCGCTGAGAGCGTATTCGTCGCAAGGACAAACAAATATCCGTTTCCGCCGGACGTAATGAACAGTTGCCCTCCGGCGTCACCGTTCCCACAGATCGTTGCGGGATTCGCGTCCGTTGCGACCGTTCCACGACTTGTCAACGTACCGTTGATGTCTGCTTCGTAAAACGTCGCACCTATGATTAGAAACTGTCTTCCGTTCTGGAAGAAATTGGCCCGTCCTTCTCCTGAAGCTGCGGTGTCAAGAAGTTCCACACCGGGAGTCGGATAAAGAGCCATCCTCGACGAACCGCCCCGAGATTCAATCTTCTCAGGATACCAATTCATCGTGTACTCCTGATCCGCTATTGGACTCTGAGAGGTATAGGAGCCACCTATAAATTCCGGGTAGACCGCCATTTATGTACCTATCAAAAAGTCAAGGTAGCTGGAATGCTTTCTCTGACCACCGATCAACGCACCAGCGTCAAGAGACATATCAGTAAGTCTGATGTTCGACCGCTTCAGAGTCGCTTTCGCTTCGGTCGCGTTCTTCATCAGAATTTGAGACGGCTCACGCTCGAAACCGGGAGCCAGTTCAAGAGCGAGGTTCGTAATCAGGAATCGACGCCACCCGGCCGGCAAGGAAACCGAAGTAGCCAGCGAAGCAAACTCCCCAACCTGAGCCCTCGCATACAGTACCCCTGTAAGCGTCGTAGACGTCGGTATAGGGTACAGATTCAACGTGGCAAGTGGATAGGTCAGGTTGTAGTAGAAGTACCCAGGTAGGGTCGATGTGAGATCCTTGATGGGTATTGCCGCGTAAGCCTGATCCGTCAACGGAACTAGCGGAATCTCAAGGTCTGGATCCTGAGACGTGTCCAGAAAGTTGCACCAATCAACGGTCTGTGGACGAGCTACGTTGACGTTCCCGCCGCTTCCAACCGTGTAGGAGCCATCATTTGCTGAAATGGTCCAAGTGGTGCGTACCTCCGAGTACAGCATCAGACTCTCGGAGGAGCATTGATCCAGCAGAGTGTTTAGCTTGGACAGGGCAAAAGCGCCGTCTGTTGCGCTCATTGTCTCGTTTGCCCCAAGGACCATAAGGTCCTGTAGGGCTTCGGTACAGATTTCCCTGACCGTAGCCACGGGTTAGGCCTGTGCGGCTTCTTTAGCCAGCTTCTGTGCCGTCTTCCAATGAACCTTCTTGACCGTAGGAGCCGAAGGAATCTCACCAAGGATGTTAGGAGTCGAATCCTCAACTGCCTTGATCTCAGCCTTAGCCTTCTCGCTCCGATTCCGATCTTCGTAAGCGCGATGAGCAGCGGCCTTGGCGATGTCCTTCTCGTAACCCCACTGAGCCTCTTCAGCTTCCTTGGGAGAATCACGCCATCCTTCCGAAAGAGCCTGCTTGTGTTCAACTTCATCCATGCAGATCTTCTGACATGAACGATTGAACAGAGCCACCTTCTCAGAAGCCTGACGGTACTGATCCTGGGTCAGAAACATGGACTGATGCGGGTCAGTGTCCATGCATCGAATGACTCCATCAGTTCCCTTGAACGCCTTGTAAACCATCGTCGGATACGGCTGTGGACCTGCGTTTGGCTTACGTTCCAACTCAAGCAGGTATTTCCCCATAGGGGTAGCGATGCTGATGTCGAGGTTTCCGTAGCGAACAGTCTGGGACATACGACTCCTTTAGGTTGACGAAGAGAGATTTGCGACTTGAGTCCTCACACCCAAAGCACCAATTCCGTAGGTCTGAGTAACTTCCTGCCACCAACGATATGCATTCCCGTCAGGCAAGGCGTCACCTTGTGACATCCAAACCTTGCCATTTAGAGCGTTGATGTAGGGAGAAACAGGAATCACCATAGACGGTGAGCCGATAGGATCGGTTGTATAGAACTGATCTGGCCGTCCAACCGTCACCGTAGCACTAGAAGCGTGCCTAGTCGCCGCAGTCCCGTCTACGCCTCGATTGACCTTGACGCGAGTGGTTCCGGTAACAACCGAGTTTACCTTCATCAGCTCGCGGTCAATCCAAAGGCGGTCACCAGGGTCAACACCGGACACCGAAGAGAGTTGAACCTCCACGGCATCCGGTGTGACACTGTAGGTCAACGTCGCGGTTGCGAGTGTGACCGTAGCGGGCATTACCGCTCCACGAATCCAAACTCGTAATCAAACGAGCTAGCAGCAGCCTGAGCGATGGTGATCTGAGCCACGCCAAAGTTACCACCGGGAGCGATAGCAACCGGAGCGTAGGCATTAGACAGTGAACAGATCGCAGTGCCTCCGTTAGTCACGCCACCAGTAAGCGGGAACTGACCCGGCTGACCCCAAGAGATCAACTGAGTATCTTCCGCCACCTGAATGACAGAACGCGACTGGAACGCTCCGACCTTACGGGCCGAAGTAAACGTGGTTGCTACAGCACCGAAGGTCAACGTAGCACCGCTTGCCAGAGACGACCCGGAATTGGTATTGACCGGAGTGCTTGCAGTACCACCAGACGTGACAGCGGTAGACCCCTTCTGGTCGATGTAACAGACGAAGAAGGTAGACGTACCAGACGCACCGATGGCAGTCCATCGAAGCTTCAGATACTGCGGATAGATCCACTTCCCGCCAGCGGCATTGCCGTTGAAGACGTGAAGCAGCATCTTGGTTGAACCGTCAGCCACCACAGGAGCGGCATGGCCAGCGATTCCGGTTCCTACCGTCGCGTTAGTGCCGACAAAGTAGGAGCCTTCATCAGCGAAGAAGAACTCCTTAGCAGTGAGCGGAGCGACGTAGGCCGAGTAATCCGAACCAGTGCGGTTCGGCGTAGCGATGACAGACGGGGAGTCAGCGGTACGAGTTGGGACTGAAGATACAACAGCCATTAGCTGACACCTCCAACAAGTAGAGTAACCGTACCAGTCCAGGCAGGAGCCGAAGCCACATACCAGAACGAGTCAATCGCCACGCATCGGATCAGGTTTGGACCTGCCGGGAACGTGTAGATGGTGTAGTTACCAGAAGGGGCTCCATTCAGACGTCCCGCGAACGTGATGGTGTGTGCACCAGTCCCGTTTCGAGACGCGATCAGAAGCTCGCATCCATCCATGTCCTTAGTCGGAAGCGCAACTGTCATAGCGAGAACAGTAGTCGAAACCGCATTCAGGAGCGCAATCCGGTTGCTACCAGGGGAAGGCAGATCAATCGCTCCGTCAGCCGAGTAACTTCGAATGTCGATAGCCTTACCAGCAATCGGGAAGTTGACATCGGTCTGGGCCGCCTGAGTACCGAAATCAGACGCAACCCCATGTTCAACAGCCGCACCGGAAGGATGCGCGAATCCCAAGGTCCCACCCTGAGCCCTGAGAACAGGGACAGTGGTAGAGGCCGTGACATACGCACGGGTGACTTTCATCTGCTCGCCGTCGATGAGAACAATGTTCCCAGCGGCAACAGACGTAGCGGACGTAACAACGATAAAAGCCTGATCCGCAGTACATGCGGCAGACAGTGTGGTTTCAGCAAGAGCCATAATTCAGGTTCTCCTTACGCATACACTCGGGCAGCGAGCCGAGCCTGAAGGGTCTTAGCGCCAACCAGAACATCCAGACGACTAGGATTCTGGTCGGTAAGCAGGTTGTACTGCTTCACCATGCGGATCGAGATGTTCCAGTCCTTAGACGAAACCCTCGAACCATCCGCTCCACCGTTCGGCATATCAAGGTCAGCCGAAACCAGCGTAGCAAATTCCTTGTTGAAGACAAGGTTCTGAGGTGACACAGTTGCAGCCATCGTGCCGGCAGAAGGCGACGTAGCACCCTTGACGGTGATGACAGCGTTATTCGCCGGAGAAGCACTCACAGTCTGGAGAGATCCAGAAGTGATGATCGAAGGCGAGATACTGATCGTCATATCCACACCAACCGAAGTAACAGTAGCAGTCACAACGAAGGTCTGAAGGACACCGGTATCAGTCTTGGAGACAGGGTTAACGGTGTTGACTCCGGCAATCGTGAAAATGTCACCACGATTCAGAGTCGCAGCCGAAGAAGCCCAACCGTCCGTGACCAGCGAAGAACCAGTCTGCGAAGCGTTATTCACAAGCGGAGTCGAGGCCGTGAATGTACCAGTCGTATAAGGCTGGACGTTCTGAGACTCATACCACCGCGAGATACCAGCCGTGTTCATCGACTGAAGCCCGGTCTTATACGAAGCCGAGATGTCAGCCACAGGATTGAACAGGGTGGAGTTCGCGTTCGCCAGCGTGTACATAGAAGTACCGTTCAGAACCGCAATCAGACCATTCATGTCGGCAGACTGGTTGAACAGCCTGTTTTTAGCCGCCAGATAGGTCAGAAGCGAAGTCGGAGTAGTACCCGGTGTACCTTCAGCATTCCACACGTCAAGGTAGGTGTTCAGGAAAGCATACTTATCGACCTTGTTCGCAATGGCCTGGGCAGCGGGCTTAATGTACCGCTCCCTGATCATGTCGATATCGGTAGTACCCTGAGCCGAAGACCAACCCATGCCCACGTTAAACTGCTTTTCGAGGGTGACAGGAACCGTGGTCTCGTAGATGGCCTGTTCCTGAAATGCCTGACCCTCAGTAGCATCAAAGAGGACGGGCATACGAACGCGGATTGTGTCACCCGCTTTGCCACCCGAGTATCTAAACTCGTCGTTGTACTGCATGGTGATGTTTCGGGCGAACCGCAGCTCGTTCACGTATGCGAGTGCAGTCTCCTTCGTCACCAGATCGCTAGTTACGATGGTGTTAGCCATGTTGCACGTCTAGGGGCTCTCTGCCCCGTTTATTGGCTAGCCGCGTTGAGCTTTTAGCTCCCTAAGACGCTTCCGTTCGGTCGCCTTTGCCCAATCGTCAAAGGAGAGGTTCGGATCAACGTCGTCGGTATCGCCGCTAGGAGCTACTGCTGTGACTGGCCGCACAGGCGGGTTAGCTCTACTTATTTGCGTCTTAGGTTCTGGGGCCGTGCTTGCAGAACCAAGACGTGCGTCAATTCTTCCGAGTTCAACCAAGAGACTTCCTTGGCTCAGGCCTCGGAGGCGCTGAAGTACGTC